GCTTTTACAGTCCTCATTGCAACGGCGCTCCCTTTCCCGGGGGCAGGCAATGCAACAATCCTCCGAAATATTGACAATCGCCTCCGCTAATTCACGGGGCGGTAGCTGCCGTAGGTGGTCATAATTTCTCATAGCGGCCTCCTTTACTCGGAGCCGCCAGCAGGATCGCCGTCCGGATCCACCGGCACAGCAGGGGCAGGAGTATTGCTTCCGGGCAGACCATCAAGCAATTCCTCTTCGTGGTGCAGCTGCTCAACATTGGTTTCCCAGTCGCCGCCGCCGAGTTCTCTCGTAACCATTTCGTGCGTCTTGACGCCCTTAGAAGCAAGGGTGAGTGCCGCTTCTGCTTCCTTCTTGGGATCAAGCTGCCCTTGCACCGGTCCAATCCAAACGGCGTTGCACCACGCAGACCGAATTAAAGGATCATCGAAGAAGCCCGGTGCCTTAATGCGCCCCCGGGCAACCGCTTCTGTTAGCCAAGTCTCAAAAGCAGGCTGACAGAACTGATTGACCAGCCACACACGGCGCTTCTTGAACTCTTCCCAGGCTTCCAGCAGTGCGCCTCTTGCAGCACTGTAGCTTGCGTCGAACTCCTTGATCAGCACATCGTACGGGATGCCCAAGCCTGCGCCCATCAGTTTGCAGAGGTTTTGACAAAGCTTTCAAATCCCGCCGTAGGAATGTTGGGGTTGCCGAAGTGGATTTTTTCGCCGGGCTTCAAATGGATAACCGTGCCCGGTGCCATTTCGTACTCATTCTCGCTATGCGACACCTGCGGCTCGCCCGGGTTAGATCCCGGAACACCGGCAATATCGCCAGCGCCTACCTCGTTAATCGGGATCCCGGATTGTGCGGTTTCCGTTTCAATCCAGGCAGTGAAGAAACTCTGCACCAAAGCGGCCATCAGTTCGCTTTCTGTGTATCTGCGCAGCTGCAGCAACGGTTCGATCACCGGTGCCAGATACGGTACGCCTCTGTACTGATCGCACCGTTCTGTTCCCATTACATGGAGTACATTAGGCAAACCAGTCTTTGCTCCGTACGCCTCGACACGCTTCCACTCCCGCTTTTGCGTACTGATTTGGTTGGGATACAGGTTGCAGATGTGGTAGGCCACGATCTGACCGGAGGAATTGACCTCAACGCCATCGTGGATCATATTGCCGGCTCCCGGTTGTCCATCGGGTACTCTGCTCTCAGTAACCCCAATGTAACCACCGTACACGCCCGGCGTGGAAATGCGGTCAGCTTCGATCAAATGAATGCGCAGGGAGTACGGGTTGCTGACAGTCGGTGTGTATCGCTTAAACAAGCCAAACACATCACCGCTGAGAAGCCAAGTTTTAAGCGCAAGATCTTGCAGGCCAAAGAAGTCATTTACGCCCAGGGCATCACAATTCTGCTTTTTGCCTGCCCATATCTTGAACTCTGCCTCGACCTTGCGCCCCCATTCCTTAGCTTCCTCCGGGGAGATACCCAAAACCGCACGGTCAGGGGTGCTTTTCAAAGTCAAGCCGGTACCAACAACCTTGGTGCAGTTGGTGTTGACAGCTGATGTAGCAACCGGCGCCGCCATATACAGCATTCGTGCTCTCTGGCGGAGGGTGCCGTTATTTCTGTCAATATCGTCAACGGGCGAACCGCTTTGTGGGATAAACCCTTTCAAAGCTCTGCGGGTGTGGCTTGCACCAGCTTCGCTGTAACCGCTGACCTGCGGCGCTGTTACCCGCTGATCTTTTACATTGCTCACGATTATCGCCTCCAACAGTATGTATTGAGAGTGGCACAGCTGCGAAAGGAGCAGAAGGCAGCTATGCCACTCTGGTAAAGCCCTTCCGGGCGAATACCCAAATACGCAACCTTCTTAGGTTGCTTTTCGCAAACGCAACGCATAAAGGTTGCGTTTACCAATCCACAGGGATCACACCAAACGCCTTGCGGGGGCGCTGGCCGTTCATCTCTGCGGTCAGAGCTTCAATCTTCTTCTCTGCGTCCTCGATCTCTTTTTTCAGCACAGGAAGATCGAACCGTGTCAACTGCCGATCGTCGATCATATAGGACTTAACGCCACCGGCGATCAACGCCTCGTATGCGGCCATCAGTTTTTCGAGAGTGTTTTCCCAAAATGTCAGCCGCTTTTGGATTGTTTCAGCTTTCATAACACACCTCACCAATCGTCATAATGTTTTCGCAAAGACGAGCCTTGCCGAACCACCGGCTCACTCCGTCTTATCTGTGGTTTAGGAGCCGTTGCAACCGCACCGGCAGCCTTTTTACCCCTTGCCTCTTTTAGACGCATATCTATCAAGTCAAGGTTCGCAGGGAGCGCCTTAAACGCCGCCAAGGCATAGTTCCTGCAGTCGAGCACCTCGTTTCGCTCATGGCCGGGGATCTTTTTCCACTGCCAGGGGTGCTTGTTCTTTGGCTCGTATACCAAATGTTCCGAGAGCAGACCTGCGAAATACCCGGGGCCGTAATCGTCCCGGCGTGGGAAGTGGCAATACTTGGAGCCGGGTGTCTTTACCCGGATATTGTCCATAATGATCTGCTTGCCGGAATCAACGCCAAGCTGGTACTGCCAGCAGGTGCCAACAAAGATGTTCCTTACGGTGATCTTCATTTCCTTGGGAGGAGCCGTGTATGGTCGATCCTGCCCGGGCATACCTTTGATGCAGAACATCTTCTTGGATATTCTGTTCCTGCATTGCATACGAACCTCTTGTGTAAAGTGTCCGCCTTCGTCCACGAAGGTCATACTGATACGCAATCCTAAGCCGTCCTCGAAGCGGTATGTATGGTCCAGTACATCATCCAGCGCTGCCCATACAGCTTCATCATCCGGACGGCCCATAATGATGCCTTTCTTGATACCCCAGGTTTCGCCAAAGTGTCCGTGTCCTACAACCTCGAACTCCAAGCGATCGTCCTGCGTATCGACACCGCAGGTCAGCACCAAGACGCCATCCGGCAGCTCTGCCGGGTATTCCTCCCGGCGTGCCATCAAGCTATCCTCATCCTCGAGATCTCCACGATCCTCAAACAGTTCACCAAAGCAGGTGTTATAGACAACCTGCAGTTTCTTGGTGTTACCTTGCGCCTTTAAGTACTTCTGGACAATAGATTCCCATGTTGCCCATTGGCTAACAAAGGCGTTCAGCTTAAACGAACGACAGCCATTCAAATAGGCGTCGGGGTTGTCCGCCACCCATTTTGCAGGCTGCCGCTTCATTGTTATTTCGTCCGAGATACAACCGCACCCCGGGCATATATAGAAAATCTCGCTGACGAGGTATGTTTTACTATCGCCAACGATCTTCTCGTCGTATGTGTATCGGATGTCCGACCACTGGATTTCGTGGTACTCGCCGCAATGGGGACATCTCGATTTCCAGCGCTCCATCGTGCCGGTCGCATAGGCTGACTCGATGTTGCTGGCTCCCTTAATCGTGGGGGTTGATACCTCCACCGCTTTGGCATTGTAGAAGGTGGTTTGTCGAGCCATAGCCAAATCCCAGGGATCACCTTCATTACCGGCCGACACCGCCCAGCGATCTCGCTCGTCACCAAAGATGTAGCGGATTGGCTTGGAACACAGGGCGTGCGCTTCCGTAGATCCGCACAGAGTAAGAATGCCGCCAGGATAGGACTTTTGCAAAATGGTATTGCCGGAATCTCTGGATTTCGACGCCGCCACTTTCTTCCGCAATGTGGGGCAATCCCGGATCATCGGCGCAATACGCAGTTTGGAATAATCCTTTGCGTCTATGGTCGTAGGCTGAATAAACAGGATCGAACCGGGATCCTGGTCTATGATGTAGCCAATGCAGTTATTGATAAATTCGGATTTACCGACCTGCGAAGCCGCCCACACTACAATGTGGTTGACCTTCGGATCGGTAAAGCAGTCCATTATGCCCCGGAGGTATGGGGTTCTTTCCGTGCGCCACGGGCCGGGTTCTGCAGCGCTTTCCGAGGACAGGCGCCGGTGCGCTTCTGCCCATCCGGTAACCGTTAGATCTTCCGGGGGCTGCATACCGGCAACGGCTTTCGCAATCGCTTTGTTCAGCCGCAGCGCATCGAGTTCTTTCTGCGCCGCTGACCGTTCGTGCTTAGCTGCCATCTTCATCACGCTCCGATGTGCTCCAGCTCCTTCGGTCACGCACACGCTCCTCGTACTTCTTGGGATCGTATTTGTAATCAGCCAGTTCACCCATCACCTTAAAGACCTCTTTACGGATGATCTCAGCTGTTTCGGCGGCAGTCTTTGCCGCTGCGCAATCTACCGCAAGTCTGCCGGGCAAGGCATTCAGCGCACCTCGGATGGCATAGACAAGATCTTCCGTCATAGCCGCCACATCTTCCGATCGGTGCATATTGCCCTTCAATTCCTCGGCTTCGAGTTTTGCAACCGTAGCCTTTGCCGCTTTGATCTGCGCCTCAGCCATGCGCTTGGCTTTTTCGGTTTTTTTGTCCTCTTCATCGACTGAGGGCTTGGAAAGGAAATTGATATATCGCTGGACACTATCGCACAGCAGATACCGGCCACGCCGAACAGTGATAAATGTGCCGTCCTGCCCAAGCTGTTGTACACGCCGGGCAGTTATGCCCAACACCGCCGCCAACTCGGTAACATTGACTTCGCTTTCGTCGGTAATCTTTTCCTCTGTTCCAGCCATATAGCAAGCTCCTTTCCTTTTTAGTGCAGGCTCACACGGAATTGCACCGGAGCACATTCGGTTGGTACCAGCAACCGCTTGCGTGACCCTTACCTGCTTGTGGTCATATAAAGGAGATACATCGGCAACGATCCCGGCCATGCCCAACCGAGATCGCTTATCACACTTTCTTGCATAAGCTATGCAAAAAAGAGGATTAGTGTAGGAGATAACGCACCGCTTGTAGATAAAAGTGCGTTAACTTGCCGGCAATTTGCCGGTCATTTGCCGGAGGTCATTACAGAAAAATGTAGTGAAGTGTTACAGAAAGTGTAACGAAGCGAACCGAAAAAACACATACTAACTATGCGAATATCGGGGTCGACGAGCCCGCACCAAAACCGGGTACCCCCGTCACAGTACCTTTTTCGGGGTTGCAACGCCCCTCAGCGCCTCTCGTTCGCTCTCTCCCTCTTTCACAAGGTTAACACTCGTTCAGCTGTTAAGGCTTCTCTGCGGCTCACCAGCTCGCTCACAGCGACAGCAAAGAACAGCAGCTTATGTAGATCGGTACACCACGGCTTTACTATAGCCCTTCACATCCTTAGTCATCATAGCTAAGAACTCTTCACGGGAGAAATCAGAAAGTCTAAAGATTTCCTCGGGCTTCATACCCAGCTGCTTACCTATCTCCGGTACAGTTTTACCTTCGTCCATCAGCTTCTTAACGATAGCTTTCATAGGCTCCAGCAGATGTGTACCACGGGCACGGTTATGGGTAATGGTACCGTATACATCGTCCGCCTCATCATCATGGTCCACGATTACCACGGGTACTTTTCCACCGAGCTTTGTGTATAGGGGCTCTCGCCCGGAGACAGTCCATCGATGGAAGCCGTCAATAATGGTGTAGTCGGGCCTTACGACAATGGGCAAAGTCCAACCGTTGGTGAGTATGGATTGAACCAGCAGTTTCAAATTATCCTCGCTGACCTTGTTGGGGTTATAGTCGTTAGCCTTCAGCTTTGTACGATCTACCCATTGCAAAGACGCCAGCGGAGAGAACAGATCATTAGTCGCCATAGCTTT